CAAATCTTGGTACCCGAAGATGTACGAAGGCATGGTAGTGGTTGAGAGAGCTAAGAATGCGTAACGGAGACCTGTTTCGCCGATTGAAGAAACGATCTGTTTTGATGCTTCTTTGATGTTGTAGCTTTTGCCCGATCCTGGATCGCCACCCAAGTAGACGTTCTTGCGAAGTTCCATTAAGCGCTTCAATTTCTGGAATTGCTTATGCTCATTTGCCTTCGGAGATGGGAGGGGGTTAATTTTGATGGAAGTTCCACCGAAGGTGGGTTTAGGCGTTTCTGGCTTGAATGTTTCCGAGTCCTCAAATGGTTTCGGTTGTTCGATGGGGGGTTGTGAAATGGGTTCTGTTGGCGCTGTAGTGGGTTGTGCGGGGTTTTCCGGCGAAGCAGGGGGGTTCGTTGATGGCGTGTTCTTTGATGTGAAGTTCGAGCAATCGTAGTGTCGCCAGACGTGGGGGACCATTGGAACATACGATCCCGTGTATTTTCCAAGCCGTTCTTTAGTTGGGCTGAAAGTCCAGTTGAGTGATCCACGTTCGATTGCATTTCCGCATAGGGGGCACAAGGGAATTGCCGTGATGGGAACATACTTATTTGGATTGAAGGTTGTTGTCGGTTTAATGTTTGGCATTTGGTTTTCCTGATTTGGTTTGGATAGTGCTTTGTTGCGCCCTGCTTGGCTATACAGGGCGCTGAAAGAACTATTCCGAGTCTTCTGTACCTTCGTATCTCGCGTCGATATCGTCTTGCATGTCTTCAATTGTGCAAGGGAGTTTAATTGAAGCAAATGCGTCTTGAATCAGTTTGGTGCTCAGGCATTTCTTGCAGTAGTCCATTGAAAGTTCGTCTGAAGCCTGAGTATCGGTTGATCGAATGATGAGTGTTACTACGGCGGGTTCTTTGCAGATATCGCATGAGATATCGTCAGAGTGTTCAAAGTCTAGTTGTTTCATGATCGTTTTGTCTCGTTTCTTGGAATTAGTTTTTGCGGACGTCCCATCATGACATGGTATGGAGTTGTCAAGAGATTTATTTAGTTTCTTTAATCTTAAAAGTATTTAATTTTATATGTTAAAGCTCTTTGTCATGCAAAGTGGATTCTATCCTCTTATATGCATCTGGTGTGAAAATCTCGGATGTGGTTTTTAGAAACATGGGTCTGGTTGCTCTCAGCTTGTCTTCTGCACGTCTGATTTTCAGATGGTACGGCAGTGCGGAAAAATTGACTTGCGAGCACCTGCGCCAAATTCAATTTTGCTAATATAACCATTTTACTTATATCCTCAACGTGTGGATATCAGCGTTACTTCTATTGATGTACGCGCTTACACTTATATTTATGGCATTGCGTTATCCAATGTTCTAATGTTGACCGCGTTAACATCACGTGGCGCGGCCTGAACTTTGTATGATGTAGTGCTTTGCTATGATTTTAGTTTATGTTTATAGTATAGTGCTTTGTGATGATATTTATTTATGTGAATCACATGTTTAATTTGTTAAGTTAACTGTTAATTAACTGTTAGTTCGGCCCCACCCGATCCCCCAACCCGCGCCCCGCGCGTACTTTATATTTATGTACTAGAGCGCCGAATGAGAAATAAACCCACGAGCTAAAAAGTCTGGCGAGCTAAGAAAATAAATTATGTACGTGCGTAAAAATAAAAATAAACGAACATGAAAATAAAAAATAAAAATGGCGCTCAGGGTGTTCGACCCTACCTCGTATCCTTATGTATACGTGCTACACACGGCGCTACACACGAGAGAGCACCCACGGGCCGTGGAAAGGTAACAGAAAGTCTGCAACTAGCTGATAACACGGCACATCTAGGCTTGACACTTCGTGGAAACGCTGATACAATCGCTTCAACGCCTACGCGGAGTCTCTAAACGGGCTTGCGAGACACGCCATATCCGCGTAGCGTGGGCCGCGCACGGCTCCGACCACCGACGCGGCCAACATTTCTCAAATGCAAATCTCACAACAGCTCGAAGAATTTCTAAAAGATGAAACTCTAACTCCAGATGAAGTGCGAGAACTATCAAGAGTTAAAAACAATCCTTTAGAGGACTTCTTCTCACAAAATCCTCCACAAAAGGAGTGAAATGATACTTAAGCCTCCGTCAGGCGATAACACCCCGCTTGCTAAACACAAGCAAGAGCTAATTAAAATTGAACGTGAAGTTCCAAAGATAGCAATTCCTCGTCCAAAAGATGATCCCGCAACGAAAGTTATGCGGGAATCTAACATCCTTCCACGAAGGGAGATCATCTTAATTGATAGGAATGATGGAGATGAAATCACACCCGCGGAAGCGGCCCGTCGAGCTTTTGAGGATCAAGGACTAAGTTTCGCTTTCATAGCTAATGAAGTCACTCAGATAATTCAATCTGGTGATCCATTAATTAGAATGAGAGCTATCGAGTTCGCAACTAAGATCCTCGCCAATAACGTGAGCGGGAAGGAAGATTACCAGATCCCGAATCCTATCGTGAACATCAATATCACGGCCCACCCCTCCGGGGGGAATCGTGAAAAGAATGCGTTCGACATCTTAATTCCAAGTTAAACTTATGGGAACACAAATTAATTCGCCTATGGAAGATCGTTTATTTACTCTACATTATCGCCAAGGGGCGGTGATGAAAGCAAAAAACTTCCCTTATAAGGGGAATCTGAAGCAAGCAATGGATAGAGCCAGGGAACACTGTAAAGTGATGGGCATTCGATTCGTCCTCGTAAATCCTCTAATCGTTGATCTTGAATATCAAGAGAAGATCAAGAAAGAAAAGGGATTTTACGAAGAGAACGAGCATGGGGAAGCCGAATGAATTTAACCCGCTTTGCATTCTTCACTGCGCTGGCCGCTCTCGGGAATAGGATGTTTGGTCAAACTCGTGTAGATCCAGAGCAAACTAAATTCTCGCCTGGGCCAGCACTTCAAGGAATTACAGCGGCGGGAAATGCGACCAATGTTGGACTCGGCTCCACGTTAGTTTTCACAAATCAATCTGGTGTAACAATTCTTGACGTATCCCCATCTGTAGTTTCAACTCGTCCTGATACCCAGCAACTCACCATTGAACCAGATAACGCATCTTGGAAAGTCCCAGTTCCAATCGTTAAACCTCAGATTTTCAGGAATGGTTTGAGAATGCTACTCACTAAAGATTACACTCTCGAAGAAACCAGTGGTAAGCAGGTCGTGCGGCCCAGCGCGGCCCAGAAAATGAAACCCACTGATGATTGGTATGCTTGCTAATGAGTTAATGTGCTAATGTGTTATGCAATGTTTAGCTCCAGAATGCTTTACACGTATTGATGGTGAACAAATAGGATCAGATGAAGAATGTACGAGATTAGATCCTTCACAAGTATATACTCCTTGGGCATTAAGAGTTGACGGGCATGAAATTCCAACCGCACAATGCGTTCAAATTGAACCTAGAGCAGTTGAGAAACTTACTTTAACTGTAAAAACAGTAGCAGAGATACTGGAAGATCCTTTAGTAGTTATTCCACTTCTTGAAAAAGATAGAACAGTGGTGATTTTACCTGCGGAACAGGAAGAGTCTGAGGGAACCCGGATACAGTTAGATCAAGTAATGTCAATCATGTATCCGCTTAAGGATAATAAGTTGAATTGCAGATAAAGAGTCTAAAGAGTTTGCTCCCTTCGGGAAATGAGTTTGCTAACTGGGCGGGGGCCTCTGAGTTAGCAGAAAGGGCCGCGCGGCGCTCCAAATTTAATCTCCTGGTGGCGTTCGCGGCCCCCTAATGAAAGTCCGGCGCGAAGCGCGGCCAACTATTAGTAGAGTCTAGTTAACGAAGTTTATGACCATACGTGAATTGGTCTTAATTAAGCACTCGATGCAAGATCTGGCGCTTAAAGTTGAACAGGCAATCGAACTAAATGAATTAGGTACAAAAGGAGACGAAATGGTTCACCCCGAAGTAGCTAAGATCATCCTAGCTTTTAAGGAAGCTACGGATAAGATCGCCGCCCGAATCCAGAAACTTATTGATGCTGGACTCAACGCAGAAACCCTTGACGCTCTCAAAGCAGAAGTTGCAACCCTTAACGCTCTCGGTACAGATCCAGAAAATCCGATTCCCCCCAACGTTTAATTTAATTCATGGACCTAAATTTCGAGTTCAAGACCAAAGAACAAGAACAGTTCTTTTATTCTAAAGCTCGAAATAACTGTTTCTCAGGTGGATTCGGTAATGGTAAGAGTTGGATAGGATGTGCGCGTCAATTTATGATGCTAGCTTCCTATCCAAACTACCGAACCCTCATTGCTAGGGAAAAGTTCACGGATCTCCGCGAAACAACAATGCGAACATTCTTCAAGATATGCCCTGAAGAGTTTGTAGAAGCCCACAATGTGGAAAAGGGCATCTCAACTCTTAAAAATGGTTCGATGATTCTTTGGAAACATTTAGATGCATTTAACGAACAATCGCTTCGCGGTCTTGAAATTAACTCTGGCCTCATCGACCAAGCCGAAGAGTGTAAAGAAGCTACTTATTATGTCTTGGATTCACGAATTGGCCGCTGGGACCAAGCTATGGTTCCCGACTATATTAAAGCCGGCTCTGGCTTGGGACATAATTGGCCCAAAGAGCAGCGCGGGAATGACAAGGTACCGAATTTCCTTGATATTCTCTGCAATCCTGACACTAAGTTTCATTGGATATATAGAAAGTTTCATCCAGATTCACCGATGAGAGATGCGGATTATCACTGGACGCACGCTAAAACAGTGGCCGCTCTCAATGATCCAAAAACCATCGAGAATATGCTCAAGCGCGATCCTGAGTGGGTCGCAAAGTACTTTGAGGGTCAGTGGGGAGCTTCCAGTGCTCAAATTCATTACATAGATAATTCTTCAATCATAGATCTTGATGGAGAAGAGATGTATGAATTCATGAAGATGGTGATGCGCGAAGGAATTTTGTATCGTGCTTTCGATCATGGTGAAGCATCTCCTTCATGTTGCTTGTGGATTGCTCACTTTCGTGGCGTATATATATTTTACCGTGAGTATTATGCTCCTAATACTCTTATCGGCGATCATAGACGTAATATCGCTGATCTATCTAAGAACGAGATATATGCTGGGAATTACGCCGATCCCTCAATTTTTAAGAAAAACTCCCAGAAGAATGGGGCGTTTTGGACTGTAGCAGACGAGTATTTGACAACAGATATCAAAGCCCCACCAATTTATTGGGAAGCGGCCGATAATAACGAGTTCGCTACACGAAATCGAATCAATGAGTTGCTAAATAAAAGTGATGAATTTTGTCATCCACTCACGGGATTGCGTCATGCTCCAGGAATGTATTTCATAAAGAAGAGGAGCGGCCACAGTTATGGGTGTTATAACGCCATCGAACAACTCATGGCCGCTCGACGTGAAGAAATCGGATCTGATAATGGAAGGGTTATTTATTCAGATGATCGTGATCCAGGGGTCACCGACCACGCGTATGATCCGATTCGATATTTTGTCGCAATGCACTCGCGCGGCCTTAAATCAAGTAGGCGTGAAATTCCCCAAAGAAGTCTCATAGCGTTTGATAAGATGGAAAAGATGCGTAACCTACAGCGGCCCCTATCAAAGATCACCACGCCACACCATAAAGATTGGATAAGCTAGATTTAATTAGCATGGAAACCAATTACTGGTTAAAGAGATTTCGCGAAGCAGATCAAGCCTATGACACATGGGCTAATACATATCTGTGCAATATTCTAGAGGAGTATTATCGTGGAAAACAATGGAATCTCCAACTTTCTCTTGGGCCTGACAATCGTCCCTATACGCTTAATCTGGTATACTCAACTATCAAGATTAAGCTCGCGAATTATCTCGTCAATACGCCGTACATCATTGCGATCCCCAAAGCAATAGACGCATCTTACGATTTAGAGAGATCTTTAGCCTCAGCGCAGCGTAAAGAGGCTTACGTCAACACCATAATCCAGAATCCGCATAACAAGTTCTCGTTCAATTTAAAGAAGTGTATTCGTGATGGATTCTTCAGATTTGGAATCATGGAAGTCGCGTACTCAGGTTCATTTATTGAAAATCCAAAAGCCTCAAGACCTGAGTGGACCTCAGATCAAGATCGTGAGAACTTTAAAGATCGAATCATCACGAAGCCTGAAGTGCTTACCGAGTCCGAGCACCTCTTCTTTAAACGAATCTCTCCGAAGAATTTTCGAGTGTCTGAGCGATCCGAAGATTCTCTTGAGCTTTGTGACTGGTATGGATATTACGACTATGCAGGCCGTTCAGATTTTGAAAAAGCAACAGGTACAAAGATCGGGTCTATTTCTAGTGCGGAAGTAAGTGGCGAAGGTAAGTACGATCACGAGGAGAACGTAAAGAATGTCCCTAACGCTGTAAAGTATTGGAAAGTTTGGGATAACAAATCACGTAAGAAGTATATCGTTTTAGATAGTGACGGGGAAATCTATCATGAAGAACCGTTTAGCTACTCTCCTATCGTGGATTTTCGTTGGGATTTGGACTTTGATGGCTTTTACCCTATTCCTCCAGTTTACCACTGGCTCTCACAGCAAGACGAAATTAACGAAGCTCGCGAGCAAGCCAGAAATCATAGAAAGCGGTTTGTCCGCAAATTCCAGGTAGGCAAGGGTGTATTCTCTCACGAAGAACTCTCTAAATTTAACCACGGCCCCGATGGCACAGTCATCGAGATGGAGAGAGTAGATAATCCAGGAATTGTTCCAATAGCAAATGCAGATCTTGGCGCACAAGCATTACAATCATTGAGTGTAACCCGTGAAGACTTTAACATCATTTCAGGTACTAGCAGTGAAGCAAGAGGAGTTGCGGATCGACAAACTGCAACACAGGCTCAGATTATTGAAAACCGATCAAACGTTAGAGAAACTGCGGATACAGAGGAAGTTAATACTTTTATCACAGAGGTTGCAAGACTTGCTATCATCACCGCTGGAGATCGGCTCACGTTACCCGTCATGGTTGAATCCACAGATAAATCAACCCAATTGTATCAAGAGTTCAAGCCAGAAACCGAATACAAAATGTTGAATCCGGCTGATCTTAATGACGGGTACGAATTTAAACTTTTGGTTGATGTTAGCTCGACTTCGCCGGCACAAAATGAGGTTGAAAAGACCAAGTTCATCGAATTCATTTCGATTCTTAAGAATTTCCCAGAACTTGCAATGTCTCCATTACTTATCCGCGAAGCGGCCTACAAGGTAGGTTATCGGAACGAAAGAGTTATAAGAGAGATGCAAAACGCGGCACTTCTTCAAATGATGGCCGCGCAGGGCGGGGGCGGCCCACAACAGGGTGGGGGTCAAGAAAGTGCCGGAGGCACTGGAGAAATGCAGCGCGTAAGCGAGCAAAATACTCCTCCAACTCAAGATGATATTAATAATCAGCTGAATAATCAGCTAGTCCAATAAGGAGAAAATCATATGGCTGTCATAATTCCCCCGATTCCTGAAGGAATCGAGAATCCAGAGAATCTTTATAATGATGCATATCAGGATCTAGCGCCACTTAGGTGGGATGATGTGGTATTTCAAGATTCTATTATGTGGCTTATTGAAGAAGAGCCCTTTACCATTACTCAATGGTATGCCACGTATAATAGTTCTCCAGAAACTAGCGCGTTAGGCCAAACCAATTTCACAGCTAAACTTCCAAATGGCGAAACTTATGAAGTAGATGTACGCAACGTTAAAGTGTATCCGTCATCTGTTCTATACACTTTGTCATGCGTAGCAGGTAATCCTCTTAATACTGTTCCGCAATATCCTGGGTATGATGCACGCCATCCTAAAAAAGGATATCCAATCGGCTCGCCACTCAAGAAGCAGCCGTGGAAAGATAGAGTACTTTACGAAGATATTCTTCCAGGTCAATATGAAGTTGGTGAGGTTTATGTAGAGGCAGATAGTGATCGCTATACAAAAGTAAGCTATCAAGTTGCTCAAAATGTCTACGGTACAGCGTGGGAACAGACTTACGATTCTTAGAGTTTAAAATGAAAAAGAGTACAGTAAAGATCCTAGCAGCAAAGTTAGCCGCGCGGCCCCCTCAAGGGAAGCGTAAACCTGCGAAGCAGGGTGGCTATTAATATATTTTAAGTTAGCAAATTTCAGGAAATCAACTAATGGTAGAAGAAATCAATGGACAACAAACGGGCGAAGGAGAAATTCCCTCAGAAGGGCAGCTTCTTCCGGACTCGGATAAAGGGAGTGAAGCTGGGTCAGAGAAACTGGCAGGGAATGATGCCACTACATCTGAGGTCAGTTTGTCGGATGATGATAAGCAAGAGCAAACCTCAGCACTATCGCTTTATCGAGCTTTAAAAGATCCTCGTACTGCTAAATCTATTCTAACTGTTCTAGCTCAAGAACATAACATTTCCTTCGGAAAGAGCGATACTCCTGCTGAGAAACAGGAGAAGGTCAGTTCTCTTCGGGATGTCATTAAAGAAGAACTTGGTGATGAGTATCAGTTCTTAGCTGGAAAGCTAGGAAATGTGATGGAGAAAGTTCTTGCAAATGAGCGTAAACTCAGTGCTGCTCAGTTAGCGGAAATCTCTAATCGTCAAGCCGAGAGAGAAGCTGATGAGGCTTTTACTTGGCTAAACGCCACTTATGATGATGCAGCGTCATACGAATCAGAAATTGCAGCTCTCATAGAGCGTACTCCGATGCCGAAGAACATCTCGGCAAAGGAACATTTGGAAGAGTTGTACGCGATAGCGAAGCATCGCGGAGCTAAAGTTAAAAATGCGAAAGCATTGGCGGGTAAAATCACCCGCAATTCATCCGATCCAGATACTAAACTAAACGGAAAACGCCCGGTTGATTCTGGAGTCAAACCGCGGCCTGCCGAGTCTCTTGATGACGCCATTGCTCGCGCAATGGAATCTATTAAGTAGATTTTAACTTTAAAGGGAATCTTAGATGGCTATCACTTTTGGCGATACCTCAAATCCCTCTGTCATCACTACTTATCTTGACACGCTTTTTAGCCAGACTCTTGCAAATTACAGCAAGAAGATGATCGATAATATTGGTAAATCCAATGCACTTTTCCATAAACTAATTGCTGGTAGTATGTATGAGGATGGCGGATCTGGAACTTACATCCAAATCCCTCTGATGACGGCTCTAAATCCTATCGACACATACGAAGGATACGACGAGCTTAGTGTTACACCGATTGAAGGCGTAACTTCTGCGGTGTATCAATGGTCTTCCATTGTTACTCCTATCGTATATGCGATGCTTGACGTACTCAAGAATCGTGAACGAATTACTGATCTTGTGAAAACGAAGATCATGCAAGCTGAGATGGGAATTCAAGAAGGCTTCATGACTCACTTCCTCCAGGGAAGTGGAAACGGAGCTTTGACGACTCCCAAAGTTAGCGGAACCAATGGATCTACTTCTGTAGACCCAATCGCTAAACTCATTGAGTATAGCACTACGTCGGAAACAGTTGGAAATATCTCAGGTAATACTGAGAGCTGGTGGAGAAATCAAACTGCCACTTCAGCAGCTACTACTTATGTTGGCTTTCTTAAAGAGATGGTCAACATGTATAACTCTTGTTCTAAATCCGCAGGGGGGCCGCCCGACCTGATTCTCATGGATCAGGGTTCTTACGAACTCTTCCACTTTGCGTTTTTCAATCAGTATCGCCAGATCACGGAAGATCAGAAATTCCCCTTTACGAATTTCAAGTTCATGGGTGCTACGGTAGCGTGGGACGAGAAAATTCCCAACGTGTTCGCTGGAACAACTGACACCACCACCACAACGGGCGGAACTGCGTATTTCATCAATACCAAGTTCTTCCGCATGAAGTATATGAGCGGCCGAGATTTCGTTATGCTCAAAGATGAGAATGGCAAGTCTTTTGCTAAACCCATCAATGGAGATTCTCGCGTTGGTCACTTGGTGTGGACTGGTAATATCTGTGTCAACAATCGCCGCAAGCATGGTGTTCTTGGCAAAATCGCCAGGACGCTTACTTAAAGAGAAAGGAGATATAAAGAAATGGTAGTTGGCGCTCCTCGCGGTGGTGATCTTTTAAAAACCCAGATTCTTAATGATTCTGGTGCAGTTATTCCTCGTGGCACTCCAGTTTCAATGGGTTTGGATGGGACGGATGACGGTCTTGCCGTTAAACTTCCTTCTGGTCTCACAACGGATTTGGCTACGACTTTCTTTTTGGGAATTGCTACCGACACAATTCCTGTTGGCGGTTACGGTTCTGTTATTTCTTTTGGTATTCATAAGAATGCAATTCTTTTGCGTGCCACGAGAGCTTCTGACACTTCAAACTGGGCCGGCTCTACCTCTATGGCTAAAGGTCAAATTCTCAGCTTGGATACAGTTAATAACTGTTTTTCCACTGCTGCTGGTTCTGCGGCCTTTGCTTCCACTGACGCTACGACGTTCTACGGAAATCGTCTAGCGTTTGCATTTTTGGCAAATGATGTTGCTTCGTTCAACTCAACATTGAGCACGGCAACAACAAATGGAACGGCTCTAACGATTGCGACTAAGGTTTTTGTCAAAGCTCTATAGTTGTTAATCGTTAGAAGACTTTAGGTTTATTCTCCGGTAAACCTAACACGGGCCGCTCCCGATCTCCTCCCGGTGGGCGGCCCACTTTTTAGCTAGAATTGATATTTCATGAACTCGAATAAAATTAATACTTTAATTGGCATAAATAATCTAGCCCATGTCGATCAGCTTGCATACTCTAATCATATGCAATTCTTTTATCGCTTGGGAGTTTATAAGGGATCTGAGGATAAGAAGAAGATAAGCGACGTTAATTTCGCTTTATGTAATCCGCGTAGGATGAGTATAGATCGGATGCGTAATGAAGCTGCTAAGGTTGCTCTTGAAGGTAATTTTGATTACCTTATGTTCATTGATGACGACGTACTCCTTCCTGTTGACGCTTGGCATAGATTGGTGGAAGCGGATAAAGATATCATTTGCGGAGTCACGCACATCAGAGGATATCCGTATCATCCGATGATCTTTAACTTTACGGATGAAGCGTATAAAAAGAACTCCTTTGTAGATGACTATGAAGAGAAAGCTGATAAGACCACAGGTTTGTTGGAATGTGACGCCGTTGGATTTTCGTGCTGCCTTATCAAAGTCGATCTACTCAAGAAAGTTATTCCACCGTTCTTTGTTACTGGTACACATCAAACAGAGGATGTCTTTTTCTGCAAGAGAGCGAAAGAGCAAGTGGATGGTGTTAGTATCTTTGCTCATACTTGGGTGAAAACTGGACATCTTTTGGGGACTGAACTTATTCATCCTGAGAGTGTTAAACTTCAGAAAGAATTTGATGAGAAGCGGTATCCTGGAATTGAAAAAACTGTTAATCCAGAGCGTCAGGATCGTGATCCTGAGTCATTAATGGCTGTACTTGCAGAGAAATAACATGAAGCTTAATTTAGCTTGTGGTCTAACCAAGTTAGAGGGGTACGTAAATGTTGATGTCAACCCTGAAGTCAATCCTGATGTCGTATTGGATGTTGCCGGCATCTTACCTTGGAAAGATGGTGAAGTGGATGAAGTGGTTTTCTTTCATGCTATTGAGCACATTGAGAAAAGATTCCATCTCTCGCTCCTCTCAGAGTTCCATCGCATACTCGGAGAAAAGGGCCGGTTGGTTTTAGGTTATCCAGAGTTTAGTATTTGCCTCAAGTTCTGGCTTGATAACTTTATGGGTAAGCGAGCATTTTGGGAGAATTGTATCTTTGGCCGCCAGCTCGATCCCAAGGATTTTCACGTATGCGCGATGCACACGCCAGAACTTAAGGATTTCCTCTTAACAGTAGGTTTTGAAGATATTGAAACTCGAACTGAAGAAAATAATGGGAACCCTCAGTACACTATCTTGCGCGCCCGTAAGGGCGTGGCGCGGCCTACTTATGAGGATGTGCTAACTCAACGGATCTTTGGAGAAGTTAAGCATCTTGAGTTAGCTGTCGCAGATAAAAATAAGATGGTTGGGAATTAAATGACCCGAGACGAACTATCCTCTTTAGTCCAAACCAATCTCAACGATTCTGGTGTCTTCACAACTTCTGAAGAAGTTCAAGATGCTATTCAGGATGGTTATGAGGATTTGACGGTCACTCACGGTCTACTTCCTAAAGCTATTGCAATTAACGAAACAGCGGATTTAGTATTTTATGACCTTGTCACTCTCATCCCCGACTTTGTGGCCCTCCGTGGAATATATCGAGCTTCTAATAAACTCTGGCTTGCTTCCAGAGACATTAGATGGATGCAATATCAAAGAGATGATTGGGAACTCCAAACTGGAAATCCAAGCGACTTCTGGGTCGCAAACTACAGACGAGTCGGACTCTTCCCACACGCAACCGTAACTACAGCGGATAATCTTTGGGTCTTCTATTATGCAAACGCTCCAACATTACTTGGGTCTTCTGATCTTAATATCCCCGTGGATTCTGGGTTTCGTGCTTTGGAAAATTACGCAACTTCAGTCCTTCTAACTAAGGCTGAAGAATGGACGAAGGCTGAACTTTACGAGAATCAGTTCCGCGAAGATGCTGAAGAATGCAAGACTTTTAGAAACCGTTTGATCTTGCCTGACTATGTAAATGGTTTGAGAGGATCTTGGTAATGATAGTTCAATTCGTTGTGATATGTCTTTTATGTGCGTTAGCTCTTTTGGCCTTGCGCCAATTCCCTACTCTTGATGGAACTATTGTAAGATTTATCTCAATTGCCATCTATATCCTACTCTCGATTCTCCTCATCAATTTGATTCTTGCTCTCCTCTTTGGAACTTCTCTTGGAGTGGTGTTACGGAGATACTGATGCAACTCTCGGTTAATTTCACTTCTGAAGAGTTCGCGTGTAACTGTGGATGCGGATTTGATGATATCCAGCAAGCTATAGTTGATAAACTTCAGAATATGAGATATGAATTGAAAGTCCCGATCCGTATCAACTCTGGGTGTAGATGTGCTAAACACAATAAAGACGTCGGTGGAGCACCAAGCTCATTTCACGTTTTGGGCCGCGCGGCCGATATTTCCTCTCCAGGTGTGAGTCTCGCTACTATTTATGAAGTTGCAAAATCAGTAGGGTTTCACGGTCTTGGACTTGGGAACAATTTCTTGCACGTTGATAATCGTGATGATTTCCTGACCTGGCACTATGATGCTAATAACCGTCCGGTGTATGTTTAAATGCCAATAATCTGGGAAGACGCTTACTTATCGAATCTGCTCTCCGAAGCTGAGAAGCGTATAGCTTCAGATCTTGATATACATTTCACAAAGTATGCTCTTACGATAGTGGCAGATCAGAGCACTTACGGCCTAAACCCAAACATTAAGAAAGTAATGTATATCACTTGGGAAGGTAAGAAGCTCGAACCGATGGATTTCAATGAGGCTAATAATTTAGCGTATAATAAAGCGGTAGTCAGTGAGGTTACCAAGAATGAGTATTCTTCAGGTATTCCGAGATATTATACTGTCCATCCTACTAATCTTAGTGTTATTAGACTTATTCCTACACCTAACTCAGCCAAATCCCCCACAGGGCTGGAAGATCTTTGGGACGCAACGGAAATAAGACAGCAATGCATAGTAACGTGCTATAGAACTAGTGATCCCGCTGACGCGGAATTTGCTTTACCTCCCCATTTGGGTAGAAGGTATAAGAAGCATTACGCACTTTATCGAGCATTCTTGAAAGAAGGTAAGGGCCAGAACTTACTAGCATCAGATTATCATAAGAAGAAGTTTCGCGCACAATTTGAAACTCTTAAGTTGATTAACGCAAATTCGTATGTCTCTAAACGCCATAATTTAGAGCCGAGTGATTTAAGGAGTCGCGGAGGATCATATCCAATGCCTCAACTTCCGTCAAATTATCCAGGGAGAAAAGTCTAAATGAATGATCTAATTAACCTCCGCGGCTACGTAGAGATCGCGCTCTATGACGCGGCCCAGAAAGAAGTGGATCGGATCAAAGCTCCGATTCAATGGGAAGCCAATAAAAATACGATTGTGACTGCGGGGAGACGATTTGTTCTTCAACAAATTATCTCAAGCGATATGATAACCTCGCAGAGTATTGGATATATGGCCGTTGGAACCGGAACAAATGCACCTGCAACATCTGATTCCGCGCTCCAAAGTGAAACCACTCGTTTAGCGATTGGTACTTTCACAACGACCAATCTTACTTCTAACCCGCCTTCGTGGATGGCACAAATGTCTCTTGCAACTAATCAAGGGAATACCACGCTAGGGGAAGTTGGTCTCTTCAATTCATCCTCCGGTGGAACATTGTTGGGAAGAGCTACTTTCTCAACCATTAATAAGACGACTAGCAATACGTTAGGGTTGAGTTACACCGTCTCTAACTAGTTGTTGTCGAAGACAAGAGGGAAGTGATGGATGGAGCAAACCTTACAGGAGCTTTTGAGGCAAAGTCCTACGGTTGCTGTATTGCTCATTGTTTTGCGTCAACTCTTTTCGCTTTACACCTCAGAGAGAGCTAACTATCAATTAATAGTTAGTGAGTTGAAAGCAGTGATCCGAGAGAATACGATCGCTATGAATGAGTTAAAAAACGCGAAACGTAAATGTGAGTACGAGTTTAATCACATAAACTCGAGTAATGAGTTAGAGTAATTTAAAATTAATAAATTTATGGGGACAAATTGAAAAAGATAACTGGTACTGGACACGGCCTAATGATCGGGATTCCGACACTCGGTAGGCCGCTTACACTGGATTGGGCAATGGCGTTTAAAGGTCTTTGCCCTCCAATAAATTATAACTACAATCATATGGTAGTTAAGAATCAACCTGTGGATGTGGCGAGGGAAGCCATAGCAGAAACTGCGGTAGAACAAGGTAATAAATATCTATTTTTCTTGGGTGACGATGTAGTAGTACCAAATCCCACACTTCGTCAACTTATATTTAGGATGGAACAAAACCCAAAGATTGGTGTTGTTGGGGGAGTGTATTGTTCCAAAAGCGATCCGCCAGCTCCTCTTGTTTTTAGAGAGAACGGTTTGGGATCATACTGGGATTGGAAAGCGGGTGAGTTCTTTGAAGTAAGTGGCTTAGGGATGGACTGTACGCTCATCAGAACTGAAGTTCTATCAAAGATGAGTAAGCCGTGGTTTAAAACCGTTGACACAGATCAGTTTAAAGATGGTGTAAACCAAGCTGATATGTGGACTGAAGATCTCTTTTTCCTAAATAAATTAAAGAAAGAAACGGATTATGAGGTCTGGTGCGATGGATCTCTAATCTGTGGTCACGAAGATGTGTACACGGGTAAAACGTATTCCCTCTCATCCAATTCTTTGCCTATGCGAAGAATGCCATCAAACGGACTTAAAAAAGCAATCGACATCGGGTGCGGGCCGCTTGATAGATCCCCTGATTTTCCTGATTACACTCTTGTACGGGTGGATATTCGGGAAGAGTGCAATCCAGATTATCGGTGCGATGTTACCGAACTTCCATTTGGTTCCAGTGAATTTGATCTTATTTTCTCATCACATGTTCTAGAACACTTCTCAAGAGAAAAGTGGAAGATCATCTTAACTGAGTGGTTACGCGTACTTAAACCAGGTGGT